AGAATTTGTCTCTGCTGGTGAAAAGAACCCATTTGCAAAGGAATCATTTAATCTGACTGAACAGGCAAGATTATATAAAACAGATGTAAATAAATATAATATGCTCAAAAATGCAGTTACAGGTTAGTATATAACTAACTAGAGTTGGCACTAGCTAGGGAGAGGCTGCCCGAACTGTAAACATATTAATTAAATTCTAATGGCGACATTAAGAAGTGATTTAATTATTCCTGAGGTGTTTACACCCTATCTAATCGAAGCGACAACACAAACTGATAGCTTCTTGCAGAGTGGGGTAGTGCAACCTTTGGCAGAATTAAATCTATCCGCAGAAAGAGGCGGAGACTTTGTAAAGATTCCATTTTATAAAGCAAATTTATCTGGCGATTTTGAAGTATTAACAGATTCAACATCATTAACACCAGCAAAGATTACAGCAGATAATCAAATCGCTGCTGTTCTTCACAGAGGTAGAGCTTTCAGTTCTCGTGACTTGGCTTCCCTTGCAGTTGGTGGTGGTCTTGATCCTATGGCTGCTATTGCTCAGAAGATGGCGGCTTATGTAAACAACCAAAAGCAAAAGGATTTATATTCTTGCTTAACTGGTGCGTTTGGTTCTATCAATGCAAACTCAAGCAGTTCTGCTTTAT